TGGCAATGGACATCGTTCGTAATGATTTCGAGGTGGCGAGTGCGGCCATTGACGAAGCGGCCGGTGTGTACGGGGCGGTGATCGCGACGGGCGTCCCGATGCGCAACGGGAATGTGATTGTGCCGGCCGGCGGGCAGTTCGATAACTACCTGCGCAATCCGGTGGTGCCGTGGGCGCACCAGTACAGCGCTCCGCCGGTGGCGAAGTGCCTGGGGCTGGAGCCGGGTGAGTTCACGATCACGGCGCGCTGGCAGTTCGCGCCGCGCGGTGTGTCGGCGCGCGCGGATGAGATTCACGATCTTTGGGCAGGCGGCTTTCTGAACGCCGTTTCGATCGGCATCGTGCCGCTGGAGTGGGAGGAGCTGCCTGGGGGTGAGGAGCGTTGGTTTCCGCCGCTGCGGTTCACGGCGTGGGAGATGGCTGAGTTTTCAATCGTGACGGTGCCGAACAATCCCGAGGCGCTGCGCACGAGCGAGGCGGAGGCCTGGGGGCTGAGTCCGGTACAGCGGGCCATGGGCGCGCTGCGGTTCGCGCGCAATGTAGGCAAGCGTCTTGAATCCTTGAAGGAGGGATACGATGGACGAACTCGCGCAAGCATTTGAGAAGATCAACAAGGAGATTGTCGACCTGACCGCATTGGTGCAGTCGCACCGGGCGCAGGGGGACATCTCGACGCTGGACGTCGACCGGCTGGTGAAGGCGGTGAAGGATGCGGCTGACGCTCAGGTGACGGCGCGGCTGGAGGAAGCGGAAGGCCGCCGGCCGGTCTACAAAGGAGAGCTGGTCGGGCCGCCCGGCTGGCGCGTGCCGTCGCGCGGCATCGTGCAGAGCGGCAAGTTCGCCGGTCAGCAGATTGACGACATGATCTTTGTCGCCAATTTCCTGAACCGGTCGGCGGCATTGGGCGGCGGCAAGGTGCAGCCGCCCTCGGCGGAACTGGCTGGCCTGGTGCTGAACGCGCTCGGGCCGACGACGGTCGGGGGCGGTGACGAGTGGGTGCCGACCGGCATGGCCGCGAGCATCTGGGCCGATGCGTTCCTGGCTTCGAAGGTCGTGGGCGCAATCCCGCACATCGCCATGCCGTCCAATCCGTTCGATTCGCCGCTGCTGACAATCGGGACGTGGCGCAAAGGCTCGCCGAACATTGCGGCCTCGCAATCCGATCCGACGACGGCGAAGAGCACGCTGACGGCGACGGAGCAGGTGCTCGACTTCGGCTGGTCGTACGACCTGAACGAAGACGGCGTGGTGGCGGAGCTCCCGACCTGGCGCGCGGAAGTGACGCGCTCGGCGGCGGAGCAGATGGACGCCTTCGCGCTGAACGCCGATGGCACGGACGCGGGCACCGGCAACATCAACCTGGACGACAGCAATCCGCCCGACGATTCGTACTACCTGAGCGACGGTCAGGACGGCTTGCGCCATCAGTACCTGGTGGATGCGACCGGGCAGAGCGCCGACATCAACACGACGCTGACGGATGCGCTGCTGCGGGCCGGGATCGGGCGTTTGGGCAAGTACGGCGCGATGGCTAACCGGCTGATGATGGTGACGAACGCCAAGACGTTCGTGCTGTCGATGCTGGGCCTGACGAACGTCGCGACGGTCGACAAGTTCGGGCCGGCGGCGACGGTCCTGACCGGCGAGTTGATGAAGTACAGCGGAATCTCGGTGATCGCGTCGGAGTCGGTGGCGCTGGCCGAGGATGACGGCAAGCTTTCGGTGACGGCGGCTTCGAACGACGAAGGGCAGATCGCTTTGTTCCATCGTGACATGTGGAAAGCCGGTTTCGTGCGTGAACTGCTGATCGAAGTCGACCGCGACATCAGGAAGCGGCAGTTCATCATGGTGTCGTCGTTTCGCATGGCGATCGGCTGCCGCGGCACGCGTTCGAGCGCGGTGCACACGGCCGGGGTGCACGGGATCACGTATTAGGCTTTTGGTGGTTGGGTAGTTGGGCGGTCAGGAGAGACGATCATGACTATGTTCCACGAAAAATACGGGCCGGTGGTGGCGATCGGGCCGTTCACGGTGGCGAACCTGGACACGGCGCTGACGAATACCGATCTGGTTGTCGGGCAGGCAGGCGTGACGCTGGCCGGGATGCCGGCCAAGGGCAGTGTGGTGGGCGTTTCGCTGGACGGCAACGCCGAGCCCTCGGCCGGGACGGTGATCGCCAGCATCCACAACGCCGGCACGGAGATCGTCGGCGGGCCGACGGCTACCATCGACAGTGTGACGAACACGCTGCACTCGGCCGGGCTGGTGACGACGGCGCGGCAGCACACGTTCGCGGCCGGGGCGCGCCTGGGCGTGAGCGTGACGACGACGACGACGCTGGCGGCGACGACGATCGAGTTCGACGCCTGGCTGTACGTGCGTTTCGATCCGGACTGAAGGAGTCGACAGGAGAGACGACCCGCCGGGGTCGTCTCTACTGATTGGAGGCAGAGATGGGTGATTGGGGCAAGGTGTTCGTTGCCACGCGCTATCAGCCTTATCTTCCCGCGCAGACGTGCGAGAGTCTGATCGGGTTGGCGGTGAGCGGGCTGAGGCCGGGCGACGTGCGTGATTTCGTCTACTCGAAGACGATGCACAAGGGGGCGAACATCCTGGCGCGGCGCTTCCTGGCGAGCGCGTGCGACTCGATGTGTTTCATCGATTCGGATGCGGTCTTCGGCGCGCCGGCGCTGGAGGAGTTGCGCTCGGACGCGGAGGGGCAGGGGTACGACGTGCTCCAGGCGTTCACGGTGAAGCGGGGGTGGCCGCCGGAGCCGATGTATCTGGTGGCGATGCCGGATCAGCCGCAGAGCGTGGAGGGGCGGCGAGGCCGGCACTTCACGACTCAATTGCCGCTGGATGCGAACTACATCTACGCGGTGGATGCGGTCAGTCTGCACTTCACGCTGATCAAGCGCTGGATCTTCGAGGCGCTGCTAGATGCCGACGGGCCGGAGCATACCTACTGGTTCGAGTACAGCCGCGATCAGGGTGAAGACGTCACCTTTTCGGCCAGCGCGCAAAAGGTCGGCGCGCGGATGGGGATGTCGACCCGGCTGAAGGTGGGACACGTGGGCGATCTGGTGACTGGGTGGGACACGATGGTCGACTACTACGATCGCAAGCTGGCCGTCGAGATGGGCGAACCGGGCGCGGACCTGAATCGGTTCATGCCGATCTGGAGGGCACAGCGGGACCTGTCGGCGCTGGTGGCCGAGTGGACCGGGGAGACGGCGGAGCAGGTGTACGAGCGCAGTCTTCAAGGCGGGCTGCCGGTGGCCGATCGCTGGCGCGTGGCCGCGCCTGAGTCGGTCGAGGAGTTGCGTCGGTTCTACGGCTCGACGCGGGAGTACCTGTACGATCTGGTCAAGTGGAACGTCACGCCGGCCTTTCAGCGCATCCTTGCCTCGCTGAAGGACGCGCGCGGCGAGTACGTCTTCGAGATCGGCGGCGGGCTGGGGACGCTGGCGGAGATGCTGGCAGTGAACGGGAACTTTGTGGATTACTTCGACGTGCCGGGTGTGCTGAGGGACTTTGCCGCCTGGCGCTTCGAGCGCTTGAACGGGCGCGCGCCTCACGTGCGCGTGATGGGCGACGATCTGCGGATGCTGACTGGTCCAACGGGCGGCTACGATCGGATCGTGGCGGTGGACGTGCTGGAGCACCTGCACCCGGACGAGATCGGTTTCACGTTGGCGACTCTGGATCGGCGCTTGAAGCCGGGCGGCCTGCTGACGGCGCACAATGCCTGGAGTCAGGGAGACGGGGTGTATCCGCAGCATTTCGATCACTCGGCCATCTGGGGGGAGTTCATCAAGGAGTTCAGCCAGGTGGATGCGTTCACCTGGAGAAAGGCGGCGGCATGAAATTGCGTTGTGTCTCGCGCTACAGCGCGGCGGGTGTCGTGTTCGAGGCGGGCGCGGTGTTGGAGTGCGACGTGGCGCGCGGGGAGTGGCTGATGCGCGACGCGCCGAGTTGCTTTGAGGTGGTGTTGGAGGGAGTTGGGGACGTGCGGGCGTATCCGGGCGCGGCGGCTGCTGATTCCACCGATGACGGTGAGAGCAAAGGCAAAGGCAAGGGCAAAGGCAAGGGGTAGGCCGTGCCGAGTTCTGCGACGTTGACTACACTTCGCGCCCGCGTGTCGGCTCTGCTGACGGACACCGGTAACGCGGTCTGGGCGACGGGTACGATTGACGAGGCGCTCAGGCTGGCGCTGCACGAATACAGTCTCAAGCGGCCGTCGCGCGCGATCGGAACGGTGACGCTGACGGCGGCGGCGCGCGAAGTGGCGCTGTCGGGCCTGACCGGGCTGATCGAAGTCGAGCGGGTGTGGTTCCCGTACACGGCCGCCTCGCCGGAGTATCCGCCGAAGTGGGTGTTGTGGAAGGTGTTGGATAACGCCGGGGCGTTCACGCTGTTTCTGGACGTGAAGGCGACTCCGGCTGTCGACGACGTGGCGCGTGTGTTCTATCGCAAGCTGCACACGCTGAACGGACTGGACAGCGCGACGGGTTCGACCTTTGCGGTCGAGGACGACTCGCTTTTGGCGTTGGGCGGGGCGGGTTATTCGTGCCTGGCGCGGTCGATTGACTTGAACGAGACGGCGGCGAACATGACTGCCAGCACGCCGAACTACGGGGCGCTGGCGTCGATGCTGCTGGGGGACTTTCGCCGGCAGTTGGGCGCGCAGAAGCGTGTCACAATTTGAGGAGCGGCCTTCGGGCTGCGGGTTTTCTTCATGGGGGCCGCTGACGCCGACGCCGGCGGCCCGAAAGGATAGGGCAATGGACAAGTTTAAATCCGTTCTGGCCTCGCGCAAGTTCTGGGCGCTGTTGGCCTCGCTGGTGGCCGTCGCCGCTACATACTCCTCGGGCGCCCAGGATGCGCCGTCGCTCTGGCACGCGATCGATCTGGCGGTGGCGGCATTCTCGGTGTACGCGGTAGCCACGGGCGTGGAGTCGGGTCTGGCGGCGTCGAAGGGATGAGAGGGTGAAGGGGTGAGAGGGTGAAGGGATGAGAGGGTGAAGGGGTGAGGGGGTGAAGGAGCGTTGACGAATGAGATGAACCTGACTATCAACGCCGACGTCCAAGGCCGCGCGTCGAAAGTGAGTCGACGCCGGGCGCTGAGACTAGCCGTGCTTGCTCTTCGAGAGCAAGCACGGCGTTTTGCATTTGATGCGAGCTGCTTCGACTTGGGTCTGGACGATCCGCACACACGGCGGGCGTGGGAGGAGCGGAGGGAGTTGCTTGTGGCAATCGAGGTGCTGAATGGGCTTTAGGTTTCCGGGGGTCGGCTTCGTCCGGCTGTCGCGCTCGGCGGTGGGGCTGGCCCAGGACGTGATCGCGCGCGTGTCGTCGGCGATCATTGGCGGTGATTTCAGCGGCAATGCGCGTGGGGCGCACTCGCTGGATTTTCAGATGGCGCGCGACGTGGTGACGGACGTCGCCTCGGGGGATCACTCGATCGCGTTCGGGTCGGACTCGGAGGCGAGCGGCAATCAGGCGATCGCTATCGGGCTGGGGAACAAAGCCAGCGCGCTGTCGGCGGTGGCGGTGGGGGCGAACGTGACGGCCTCGGGGCAAGAGGCGCTGGCGGTTGGCGTGGATGGGTCGGCGGCGGGGAAGTGGGCCGTGACGCTGGGCTTCAGCCCGGACGCGGCCGGCGCAGATGCGGTGGCGATTGGGACGGACGCGCAAGCGGCGTTTGCGCGCTCGATTGCGATCGGCAAGGACGCTACGCCGTTGGCAGTCGACGAGGCCTGCATTGCGGCGACGGTGTTGAGGTTGAAGAACGCGGCGAATTATTGGCGCGTGATGCTGGAGGGGGATACGGCCGGCGGGGAGTTGAACGGGACGTATCCAAATCCCACATTGCGGGCTGATAAAATTTTGGAGCGGCTGTTAACAGTCGACGGCGCGGGGAGCGGGCTGGACGCGGATCTGCTGGATGGACTCTCTTCTGTGGATTTTGCTCTGGCGGGCGCGGCCGGGCCGGTGGATCGGGTCGTGGCGACGGGGGAGACGTACACGATCCCGGATGGGTCGAGCCTGGTGGTGGCGGGCTACTGGGCGGTGCAGGGCACGGGGGTGCTGGCGATCGAGGGGGACGGGGCGCTGGCGATCATTTAGGTGGTTAGGTGGTTAGGTGGTTAGGGCGATGAGTCATCTTCTTCTTGACGAAAACGCGATCGCGCCGGCAACGCCTGCGGCCGGCAAGGCCATCCTGTATCCGAAGTCGGATGGAGCCTGGTACAGCAAGGACGATGCTGGAGTAGAGACGTCGCTTGTGCTGACCGACGTCGAACTGTTGGCGTTGGCCGGGCTGACGAGTGCGGCCGACAAGTTGCCGTATTTCACGGGGAGCGGCACGGCGGCGCTGGCGGATTTTACGGCGGCCGGGCGGGCGCTGGTCGACGACGCGGCGGCGGTGAATCAGCGCACGACTCTCGGTCTGGCGATCGGGACGGACGTGCAGGCCTACGACGCCGATACGCTGAAGGCGGACCTGGCCGACACGCTGACGGCCGGGTACGCGGCAACGGTGGTGGACCTGGGCACGGCGTCGAGCGGGACGGTGACGCCGAACGAGGAGACCGGCAATTTTCAAAAGTACGTCAACGGCGGGGCGCACGCGCTGGCCCCGCCGACTCATCAGTGCAATATGGTCGTGCAGATCACGAACAATGCCAGCGCCGGGGCGATTACCACCAGCGGCTTCACGAAGGTGACTGGGTCGGCGTTCACGACGACGGACGGCGACGATTTCCTGGCGTATATCACGAAGTGCAACGACTTTTCTCACCTGAACGTGGTGGCGTTGCAATAGGATGAGAGGGTGAGGGGGTGAGGGGGTGAGGGCGCTGCAATGAGACGCAGAGACGTGAGGGGCAGACACTTGAGGGGTAGACACTTGGGGGGTACACACGTGGGGGGCACACACGCGGGTGTGCCCCTACTTGTTTTTCTTTTGTTGGCTGTGTGGGGATGGGTGCGGCTGGCGCTGCGGGCGTTTCCGATGCCGGTTTTTTCGCCGGTCACTTCGAGCGGGCCGCCGGTGTTCGACGCGGCGAGCGAGTCGATTATCTCGACGGCGGCGAACACGTCGACGAACGCGCACACCTGCACGGGCGCGAACCGGGTGCTGGAGGTTGCGGTCGCTATCCGCCAGAGCGTGTCCGGCCAGACGGTGAGTGGCATCAGCTACAATGGCGTGGCGCTGACTCTGGTGGACGCGGCGACGATCGCCGGCGAGCTGCGCGCGGAGTTGTGGCGGCTGATTGCGCCGGCCACAGGCGCGCATAATATCGTTGTAACGCTGGATAATACGGCGAAATTCGTCGTTCATGGCTGCTCTTATACCGGGGTCAATCAGACGACGCCGCACGGGACGCCGGCAAAGGCGACCGGGACCAGCACGACGGCCAGCGTCGACGCGACCAGCGCGGCCGGTGAGTTGGTGGTTGATTCAGTCGCTTCGGTCGGGACGGGGGGAACGCTGACGGTCGGGGCGGATCAAACGCAGCGGGGTAATGGGGTGACGACCGGCGGGACGAATCCAAGCAATGTGAACGGGGGGATCAGTGAGCAGGCCGGCGCGGCGAGCGTAACAATGTCGTGGGGGGTAGCGGTGTCGAACGAGTGGGCGATCGTCGGGGTGGCGTTGAAGCCGGCGTAGTTGCGCGAAGCGGTTAGGGGGTTGGGTGGTTAGGTGGTTAGGGGGTTAGGTGGTTAGGGGCTGCCGTCTGTCGGCGCTCGGGCGGTTTTGGTTTTTCCCCCACCATTGGAAGTCTTCAGTTTTCGGTCTTCAGTCTGACGTCTGTCGTCTGACGTCTCCTGCAGGTCTTCACGGCAGAAGATGCAGGTGTCATCTCGGTCGGCCTGGCTGAGGCGGATGATGGCGCAGTGGGCGCAGTAGCCGCGGCGGTGGGGGCGTGCCGCGGCGAGTTGGCTGAGGGAGTCGATCGCGGCGGCGGTGGCCATCGCCGCGGAGTTGGGGTGGAGTCTGGGCGTGCGCTTGAATTGGAAGTCGGGCGGTCTGGCGGCGCGGCGCTGGATGTGCCGTTGGCGCTTGCGCTCGGTGTTCGCTTTGATCTGACAGGCGTGGCAACAGTAGCGCGGTGGCACTGTAACGAAGCGCCACGCGGGGATGAGGCGGTTACAGTGTTGGCAGTGGAGATTCATTCGTCCTCCTGCAAGTAAGCGAGATAAGGATCGCCTCTGGGAACGTCCGGCTTCCAGTTGTGCCGGATGCGGTAGATCGCCATGCGCAGGTTGGGCGCGCTGGCGACGTGGGCGGTGATGAGTTCGGGCGTGACGTGGGAGAGTTCGACAAGTTCGGCGCGGGCAGGGTCACGGATGCTGGCGGCGTCGAGTGCGGCGAGTACGGCCCTCACCCCCAACCCCTCTCTCAGGGGGAGAGGGGGGTACTTGTGGATAACCTGTGGACGCGAAACGTCTGCCGTAGACGTTTCGCGTCCTTCTGGAAGAGGAAGAAGCCTGTTGCTCGAGTGTGTGGGTATATCCTCTTCTTCTTCTAGAGGGGTGAAACTTCTCTGGGAGAAGTTTGAAACTTCTCTGGGAGAAGTTTCGCCGAGAATCAGTTGTCGGGCGGTCGGTGTGGCGATCCAGCAGTCGCCGCGGTAGGCGGTGCGAGTGACTAGCCGGTGCTCGGCGAGTTGGGTGAGGGCGTCGTGTAGGGCACGGTTGCCGATTTTGCCGTAGAGGGCGCGGATGCGGTCTTGGCTGACGGGCTGGGCGATCACGACCATCATACACAGGATTTTCAGCGCGCGATCGCTGAGGCTGGTGATGACCTGGAGCGCGGACGTCGCGGTCATCCGCGGCCTCGGGCTTTCAGGCGCTTGCGGTCGCGTCCGTCGTGGACGATGTAGCCGACGGCGACGAGGCGCTTGATGGCGGCGGCCAGGTCGGCGGCGGTTAGGCGGCTGTGGCCGGACATTTTGAGTTGGCGGACGATCTGAATGGGGGTCAGGGAGCGGCGGGCCTCGCGCACGATGGCGAGGACGGAGCGCTCGAGGGCGGTGAGGTTGGGGGGATTCATTGGCTGTGCTCTTCGTCCGGGAACTCGAGTGGTTCGGGACGGTCGTTGCCGTTCCAGCGGGTGAGGGCGGCTAGTTCCTGATTGTAGCGCTCGTTGAGGAGGGTGGCGATGAGGAACGCGATTTCTCTGTTGGAGCAGTCGGCGATCCAATTGTCCCCGGCTTCGTACACGCGCCGCTCGCGCGTGGTGTAGCGAGGCGTTGGCGGTTTCACTGGAGTGTTCTCCTGCGCGCGATCCGCTTCTGGATCGCGCGCATTTGTGCGCCGAGGCGTTTTGCTTTTTGGCAACCGGCGCGGTAGGTTTTGAGGTCGACCAGGTTCATCATTTGCGTGAAGTGCAGTTCACGGCGGAGCGCGGCGAGTTGGGCGCGGGGGCCGGGGGGCTTCATGGGTGCGACTCGAAGCGTCCGCGCCGGACGGTTGGCGGGTAGGGGTTGACGATGACGATCGGGACGTTGAGCGGCAGGATGCAATCAGCTGGGCCGCTGACGCGGGCGACGAGCCACTGGCCGGGTTCGAGCTCGACGTCGCGATCGCCGACGATGAGTCGGCCTGCGCCGGCAAACACTATGACTTCAATCGCGGTCTCCTCGTCGTAGAGCAACGCGGCTGAGATTGCCAGGTTGTACGGGAGCTGGTTTGTGTTCAGAGAGTCGGGCGGCGGCGCGGGCGGCTTTCCATCGCTCGTACTGAGCCGGCTCGCGTATGGGCGGGAGATCGCGCCGCCATGTTCCGCGCTTGCGGCCGCCGCGATCGCGCCAGCGATCGCGCGGGTAGCGGGCGAGTCCACCAACGCGGCTGTACTCGCGCCAGCCGCGGCTGGGGGGGAGTTCGTAGAAGGTGAGGGCGAAGCGCGGCGCTTCGCCCGTACAGGGGTTTGCATCGTTTAGTCCTCCTGGGGCGGCGTGGCGTTCTTCCTGGTCACGCCGCGCGGCACGTTTGGGACGGTGGCGGCGTGGGCGGTGCGGCCGTTGGGGTTGACCCTCACCCCCAACCCCTCTCCCAGGGGGAGAGGGGAGT